GGGAGGAGCGTAGTCCACCTACAGGGCTCCCCCGTTGAGAAAAAGATTTACGCCATGCTTCAAAATAAAATAGATACCCACACCAAGCTGGTTGACCTATACAGAGAAGAAGTAGAGGCTTGACAAAGTAAATAGTTGTGGTATACTACTAGTTCTAATTTGAAAAGGAGGGTGTATGGAATTAGATGAAATCAACCTTGAAAAGCTTATGCAAGCTGATATTAATATGCGTGAGAAGATGGCTGAACTTGAAAGTCAGATTAGCGATATTAAGCAGAAGCGTGACCAAATACAGTTTGCTTTACATGAAGCATGCAAGTCACTAAACGTAAGCAGTCTTAAAACAAAGATAGGCACGTTATCACGTACAGTAAAGACCAGCTACATTACCAACAACTGGCCTGCATTGTATGCGTTTATTAAAGAGAACGATGTACCTGAGTTCTTACACAAGCGCCTATCAAGTACCAATATTAAAGAGTTTCTAGATGCTAATCCTGACAAGTGTCCAGCAGGTTTATCACCGATGAATGAGTATGTTATTTCAATCCGTAAAAGCAAGGAGCAATCAGAATGAGTACAGAACTAGATATTTTCCAACAAGGCGGCGCAGTAGCAGTACGTAACCGTCGTGATGATGGTTTCACCAGTAACGTTGGTGGTTCTTCTATCACATCAAAAAGCATTACCATCGTAAACAACAAGTTCCGTTTGATGGTGAATGGTAAAGAGATTAGCAAGACTGACCAAGGCTTCATTGATGTAGTCATTGTTAATGCTGCACCATCGGTTAACCGTATGTTTTATGCAGAGACGTTTGACCCTAAAGCACAGAAGCGTACACCGCCTAAATGCTGGAGTCATGACAGCCAAACACCTGACCCACAATCACGTGAAAAGCAAGCGGACAAATGTTCTGACTGCCCACAAAACATCGCTGGTTCAGGTCCAGGCAAAACTAAGGCTTGCCGTTTCCACCGCTACATCGCAGTAGTATTGGCTGATGATTTGCATGGTGATATCTACCGCGTTAAGTTGTCTGCCACATCTGTGTTCGGTAATGGTAACAACGACCGCCGTCCGTTCCACGAGTATCGTGACTATTTAGTAGCTAATGGCGAAGGTCTAGGTTCAGTTGTATCACGCATGATTGTAGGTGAAGATACATCTAACATCGGCTTCAAAGCTGTTGCTCGTTTGTCTGATGATGAGTTTGATACCTGTCGTGCCCGTACGCAAGAAGAAGAGGCAGTACGTGCAATCACCTTGTCTGTTGCTACGGATCGTGATGAGAATGGTGAAGAGTTTGCTCCAGTTCCACAAGCAGCACCTCGCCCAGCTACACGTCAACCAATCGTTGAAGAGCCTGTAGAAGAAGCTATCCCTGAGCCAGTTAAACGTTCAGCAGCAGAAGCTAAACCAGCTCCTACCCCACCAGCACCACCACCAGCTAAAGTAGATTCAGGTGATGTAAGCCTAGATGACTTAGTTGCTGATTGGACATAAGGAGAGCGACAGTGAGAGGTTATTCACAGATTGTAATTGAGGCTAACCAAAGTGCTGACCCCGGTTTAGGGGTTACGCTTGGTGCCTTGCTGATTACTAAAAAGTATCCTGTTAGTAAAGTTGCTGTTGAGCTTGAAGTTTCTCGGCAGACGGTCTATGATTGGATTTCGGGCAAAGCAAAGCCCTTGCGGTCAAAGACTGTAGCTATAACAAATCTAATCGATAAGTTAACAGCAGAATAAGTTTCAATAGGGGGGAGACCATGAGGTAGTACCCCCACCCCTAAACGTTGTGAGAGATACAATGCAAACATCAGAATTTTTACGGCACATATGGCCGGCCGAAGGCGTCTATTGCGTAGTTGGAAAAGACCAACAAAACAATATATCTCCCAAGTTTGTAAACACTATTGAAGAAGCCACAGCAGCTTCAGAGAAATTATTAGCAGATAAATACGATGTGTATTTTGCCTGCTCTACATACAAGTACCCTACAGAGCGCACTAAGAATAATGCCAAAGAAGAGAAGGCTCTGTGGTTAGATATTGATTGTGGCTTTGATGAGAAGAAGAACCAGTTCAAAGACTACAAGACCAAAGATGCAGCACTAGTCGCCCTACGCGCATTCACCGATGCTACCCAGCTTCCTGAACCGACCATTGTAGACTCAGGCCGTGGCATCCACTGCTATTGGACATTCGCTGTGCCTGTAGCTAGAGAGGTGTGGCATCCTATTGCAGAAGGCCTCAAGTTTCTATGTATCAAGCATGGTCTACATGCCGATGGTGCTTGTACTGCTGACGCTGCCCGTATACTCCGTGTGCCTAACACGAAGAACTATAAAGATGTGAAAAACCCTTTACCTGTAGTTGTACTGGTGACAGGGGAGCATACCTCGTTTGATGAGCTAGCAAGACTTATCCCTATACACGTAGGTTCCAATAGTTCTAAACCTAAGCACGAAGTTAACAACAATAAGAAGTTTGAAAAGGTAGCGCAGTTCAAGAAGATAATGAACCGCACAATAAACGGTGATGGCTGCGCACAACTACAGCACATCGTTATGAAGCAGAAAGAGATATCCGAACCACTATGGCGGTCAGCTCTATCCATCGCTGCGTTCTGTGAAGACCGCGACATCGCGATACACAAGATATCTATGCAGCACCCCGAATACTCACACGCAAAGATAGAAGCTAAAGTAGCTGGGATCCCTAAGCCCCACACCTGCGACCAGTTCGAGTCACTACGCCCTGAAGGTTGTAAGAGCTGCAAGTATAAAGGTACCATTACTACGCCTATCTCACTTGGTATGATAGTCCCCAAAGCCCGTGGCGCTGACAACGTGATACAAGCAAAGAGCGAAGCATTGGGTGAGTTGATGACCTATCAAATCCCTGAGTACCCATACCCGTACTTCCGTGGTAAAGCTGGCGGTATCTATCTAGCCTATGAGGACGATGACGATGATGGTAAGAAAATATACGAGTATGACTTCTACTTAGTCGATCGATTGAACGACCCAGCTATTGGTGACTGCGCATGGTTCAAACTGCACTTACCTAACGATGGTGTGCGTGAGTTTATTGCACCTGTGTCTAGCCTAATGAGTACAGAGAAGGCTAGGGAGATTGTCAACAACATCGGTATATTCGAACGTGGCAAACCTTTAGATGCAATCATCGAGTACATGAGAACGGCACTGAACGACCGTCAACGTAGTAAGGGTGCTTCGCACATGCACAAACAATTTGGTTGGAACGATGCTAAGAACAAAATCATTATCGGCAATCGTGAGATTACTGCGTTCGGTGTCACCTATGTACCTGTGTCAGAAGAACTGAACCAAGTTACCCCGACACTTGTTAAGAAAGGTTCTTACGAAGAATGGAAGAGTGCGATATCGTTCTATGAACGTCCAGGACTTGAACTTCGTGCATTTGGTTTCTTCTGTGGCTTCGGCTCACTACTGATGCCGTTGTTTGACTCTAAAGAGAAGTCTGCCGTAATCAACATGTACAACCCTGAAGCAGGACAAGGTAAGACCTCTATCTTGCAGATGATGACAAGTATATACGGCAACCCTGATATTGATGCCAAGCTAATTAACGTTTGGGGCGATACCGAGAACTCAATCATTAACCGCTTAGGCTATATGAAGAACCTAGGTGCTGGTGTGGATGAGATGACAGATGTAACACCCGAAGCCCTACACACCTTCTTGAAATTTATTGCGTCAGGCCGTGGTAAAAACCGTATGGGTAACGGAGTTAACAGAGAGCGTAACAACGACACTGTGTTTAACTTAATCTGCGTAGTCTCTAGCAACACGGACTTCAGAACGGTTATGTTTGCCAAGAAAGCAAAGGCCAGTGGTGAGATGGCTAGGTTTATTCAGCTACGCATTGAGATGGATGATGTGCTATCTAAGAGTGAGGTAGATGATATCCTAAGCAAGATATTTGACAACTATGGTCACGCCTGTGAGATCTATGCACAATACTTGATACAAAACCTTGACAAGGTTAAAAAAGAGCTGAAGGAAATGCAGGTTAAGATTGATAAGCTGATGAACTTCAAAGGTCCTGATCGTAAGTTCTCTACCAACTTAGCTGCTGTATTCCTAGGTGCTATCATCGCTAAGCGTTTAGGCATACATAACATACCTATTGAACCTGTATTCAAGGCTATAGCCAAAGAGTTTAAAACGTTTAAAGACGTGATTAAAGAGAACAACTTTGATGCTGTGGAGACGCTTGGTAACTTCTTGGATGAGAACCTAGCACGTAATACGCTTGTCGTAAACAATAAGATTGATGCACGTACAGGGTTTGGCGATGCGCCTATTATCAAGCCTCAAAATGACTTGCGAGTTAGGTATGAGCCTGATGTTAAAACGCTATATATCCCTTGCAGTATTATCAAGACTTATCTACACTCCGTGCAAGTTGAGTACAACGACTTTGTTAAGGGGTTGAAAGACAGCAACTTACTACTAAGCAAGAGTGGGGAGAGTAAAGCGATGCATAAGGGTCTAGAGATGAGCGGTCCAGCAGTGCGATGCCTGTGGATTGACAGCACTAGTTTTGATGTGAACGTACAATTGGATTTGCCAACAAGTGTTAACTAACGGAACCGATTATCAAATAGTGTGGCCTGATTTCCAACCGGGCTGCTCTATTTTTATCCCTGCGGTAGATACGAAGTCCGCCATTGATGCCATCAAACGCGAGGCTAAGCGCTTAGAGTTTGAGTATATCCACAAAATTGTTGTGGAAGAAGGCATCAAAGGCGTTCGTGTTTGGCGCTTATAGCGGTTATCTAAACGGGTTGCCTTTATCTAATCCGCTTAGGTCACGTTTGTATTGAATGTCAAACAGGATTATCTGTTCTTTTTCACGTAACCTTTTAATAGCCGCTTCTTTTTGTTCTTTAGTCATATCACCTGGCGGTTTCTCAAGTAACTTACGTTCATCAGCTCGTATCTGTGCTAGCTGTTTAATGGCAACATCAACAACTGGTTTTTTCTTAACCTTATCTATTGTTTCTTCATAGACTCTATCGTACTCTTCTTTTGAGCCGTACCGTTGAACGTCTTTATAGGTTGCATAAGCTTCGTCAACAATATCACGTAGTTCGTACAAGTCGTTTTTAGCACGGGTGCCAAACTCACGCTTGATAAACTTAGGCGCAAAGGACGCTAACTTATCGCGTGTTGATGGTTCAGGCGCCTCACTGTCTTTCATTAAAGCGTTTGTCAAGAATATGAATGCTCTACCAACAGACGCACCTAAGTTGTTAATCCAGTAATCAGCCATAACGGGTGATACTAAACCTGTGCTGCCAAGCATTTTAGAAAACTCTGATGTCGTGCTTGTCATTTCACGTTCAGTTGCACGGCCTTCTATACCACCACCTACAATAGGTCGTCCTGTAGTTATGCTCTTATTCATCATTGTCTCTAGAGCTACTTTAGGTAGTTGTGGTATTGGGGTAGGACCCAACGCTGCACTGGCCATATAAGCCTTAAATGCTTTTTTAAACTTAGTCCAGTCTTCACCACCTTCTTTACGAGCAAGGTTATAGATGTGCTCAGGAAGCATCTTAGCTATAAGCATGAATGGGTCAGCGCGTACAGGCAGCCATACACCTGTTTTTTCTGTCAGTCCCGGTATAAACTGCCTTAAATCACGGGTTGTTTGATCGGTCTCTTGGTATTCGTCGTCATCACTTACATCCATAAACAGTAGGAATGAGAACAAACCATACCCAGCCAATGCATTGACTAGGCGTACATATGATTGTTTCTTCTGCGTTGGAGTAATACCTTTACCTGTTAATACTTTTGAACTTACATTAACGTACTGCAAGTATGCGCCTGTAAAGTTCACTGATTGACGTAGTGTATTTACACGTGATGAATACCCCGCACGTCGGAAGTTGATAACCTCAAAGGCTTTACGTATGGCAGTTGCTTTATCACCTGACTCAGCCATTTCTTGTTCGTAAACCGCTTGTCTTATTGCATTGTCCGAAGCAGTGGTAATCCAACGTAATGGTTTCAATAGCGTCTCGGCTATTTTTTCAGCGGTATTCATGTCTCTAGCTTCGTATTTAGCTTCTTCTGCTAAACGTTTTGACACTGATGCAAAGTCTGTTTCGCCTACAGCACCATAACCACGGAGCGCTTTATGTGTCTTACTCCAGTTAGGTATTGTCAATACGAATTCTTTTACAGCTCGAATTGGCAACATATAAAAATGCTTAGTACCGCTTGTAAACATTGCGGTAAGGCCGTCCATCATAACCTGGCCTGCTGAGAATATCGGATCTAAAATAATCTCAGCCCTAAATACCTTGTTGACGCCTGTTACTAAAGGCGTGTTAACCCACGGTGCATAGGCTGCTCTTGCGCCAGTAAAGTAGTGGACAAACATAGGGTCTTCTACACGGTAGCGCTTTTCAACACCATTTTCCCATACCGCTACTAGATTACCAGCAGGGACTTTTGCTGTAGGTGGCAACGGTTTTGGTGATATAGAACCAACCATATTTTGTTGCATAGCCTTGACAGCGTACTGACCTTGGCTATTGTTGATGCCTCTGGCAATGGAATAGGTAATCCAACGGTTCATGTTATCGAACACATTGTTAACTGGGTTATAAGAACCTTTAATATGCTTTTGACGGGCACGATCTAACAAACCGCGAGTATTCTCTTTAGGACCTTGATTAGCCTCTAGCTGTGCTTCACGATAAAACGGTACGTAATCAAAGGTATCCGCTAATTCCGCTGCCTGTTCTTGAGAGTACAAACCTGTGTTTACTAAATGATTTATAACTTCTAGGCGTACAACATTCCATTGCTCAACCACCTGACCTAACTCAGGAATCTCTTTACGTATATCTAGCCCAGCTTTAATCTCTGCAGGGGTCATGTTGACCAATACAATTTTATCTAGCAGCCTATCTGCTTCCTTACGTTTGCCAGCTAATTCAAGAGCTAAAGCTTTTTTCTTAAGTCGGTTGTTGCTGTTTATAAGACCTCGAGAACGATTAGCAACAAAGTATGTATGCGCTGCCAACTCCATCTCATCCATAGACATACCATACTTCTTAGCTAAATCGCTAATAGTCTGCATCATGCCGCCCCAACTACCGTTAGGGTTCTCAGTCACCTCAAACATATTAGCTACTTTGTTGTAACCAATCTTGCCCATCTCAAGGAACATTGTTGCTACGTTTTGAGAGTGGGTAGCTTGAGATGTCATCAAGCCTTCAAGGATTTCTTTTATCTGACTCCATGGCATGCCTGCCTTCTCAAGCGCTGTTCGCATTTGGTTGTTTAAACCATTGTCAGATGACAATACTGCTGAGCTTAAGTTATCAATAGCATGATTGAGGTCGGCGTCCATAACGGACTTGAATAAGCTTTTACCTGTTTTATTGCTAGGTTTCTTAATGCCTGATTTTTTCTGTAGCTGTGCAACTGCTTGTTGTTTTTTAGAGTAGCGTATTTTTTTATTATCGGCGCCTTTTTGCGTTGCTACACGAGATAAATTCTTATCATTAAAGACGACAAGATTACGTGTTAATTTAGGGGGATTCTTTTCAAGTTCATTACGTTTATCGATAGCATCGGCAATATCTTTATTAAAATTAGTAATAGAGCTTAATACACGTTCAATATAATTAGTATCTTGCATGGCTACAGGCAGCGCACGTTCTTGTTCAAGTTCTTTTTTAAGTGCATTAAGCGTATCATTAGATCTAGCTATAAAATCATTAATCCCTTGGATTGTTGGAACGTTACGACTTAAAGCATCAAAGAACTTAAGCCCCGGTATACCCAACCTATCTAAGTACATACTCGCTGCTTTTTTAGGGTCTTGACCTGTAGTAGCCCCCCAAATGCGGTTATCTCCTTCACTAGCAGCACTTTGTAATGCGCGATATAATGTTTCGCCAGTTACATTCTGCCCAAAGCTTTCAGCCTCTTCCATAATAAAATCTGGAATGCTGTTCTCTATGATATCGCGTACCGCTTTTGGTTGGTCCTCTATTAATGCATCCCAATCTAATAGCTCTGATTCAGCTACTAAAGGACGAACGCGCATAAGAGAACCTTCAGGGACTTCTTTTTTAGATAGTAAATCCGCAAGTTCTGTTTCTGCTAGGGCTAATCTATCTTCAGCTAGTGCTAATAATTTTGGAAAACCTGTGTTCCTGAGACGTTCAATACTTGCTTTAATTGAGGCTATTAGCGCTCTATATTCATTAGCTAAAGCTAAGTCTTTTTTCGATAATTCACTGTCTTTACGTTTAGGGTAAAGTTTATCGCGTATTTTATTTAGTTCTTCTGGAGTAAATATAGGATAGCCATCAGGTTTATATAACTCATTTATAAATACATATGATCCTACATTGTCGTACATACCATCGTAAGCTTTGACATATAACCTGCCAGCTCTTTCTCGTAAAAGACTATTACCGTCAATGTACATTGTTCGACCGCTGTGTGTTCGTTTTACGGTTTTAATATTATTTAGGCCTAGCACATCTTCTAGAGTTTGCGGCACGGGAGCTGATTTACGTTTTATATCACTCTCCATATACTCTTTGCCAATACCACGACGTTGAGCTATGTACGTACCCCAGCCAAATGCCTGAGCACCTTCACCTGAGCCCATGTAGTTATGGTCAAACTTACGGAAGTCTGCCGCTGTGCCATGCCAAGCACCTGATAGCTCTAGGTCTGCTGCACCATAGGCTAGGTCTACTATATTTTGGGGTGTTAAATCTTGAAACTTGTTAAGGCCTATTTTTCGTAGGGCAGTACGCATCAAAGACATGAACTTACGGAACCAGTCACGCATGCCTTTGTTTTGTAGTTTGTCTACTGCTTGAGGGTTTATACCTGAATTAATGGCTTCCTCAACAAAGTATGCAATCACTTCATCAAGATAATGGTCTTCATACAAATCATCCTGTGCTCTAACTAATGCATTTTGTGCAAGGACGGTGGTTTCAGAAGTATCGTCACGAGACGACCACTCTTTAATCTGGTTAGCTAGTTTTTCTCTATTTTCTGGGCCTAATAAGGTATCAAAGCCTAGATGTGCGCCTAGCTCATGCAAGAACACGCCTATCTCACGACCCTTCGCTATGTTACCTGCGATGAAAGTGGCTACACCTTTATTAACAAACCCTTGAACACCCTCTTGACCTGCAGGGAGAGCACCGGCCATACGTGCTTCTTCTTCATTGTTGTATATTTTTACCTTGCCTTTATATGTGCTAGGTGTTACAAACAACGCTTTTAGTGAGTTTTCTAATGTTGCCGCATCATGGGCATCCTCTGCAGTTGCAGGGCGACCTTCGGCTTCTTTAGAGAACCTAACCTCTTCACCGGGTAACTCTTCAGGCTCGCCTTCAGTTGCCGCCAAGTCTTCACTAAGTTCACGAAGTTCACTAGGTTGAGTCTGTCCCTTAGCCTGACGTTCTTGCACAAGCTGAGCTACGGTGTCACGGGCTTCAGCAATGGTATCTTCGTCAACGTCGTAGGCAAGCAAGTCCTCAATCATTGGATTGGTAGGGTCTAGTGCACGAAGTTCACTTGATAAACTTCGTGCTTGTTTGGTTGGGTCTTCCGCTGGCACTTCTTCAACTGGCTGCATCACCTCTGTTGATTCAGGTGCTGAGGGTTCTTCAGCTACTGGCGCTTCTATTGTTTCAGGGGCTACGGCTTCTTCAGCTGGCTGCATTACCTCTGTTGATTCAGGTGCTGCGGCTTCTTCAGGGGCTACTAATTCAAACCCTGTGTCTGTTTTGCGGTATGTCTGCGTTCCAACAACCGTAGTGTCTCCAACTTTTAATGACTCTAGTGGAGCTCCGCCTTGCTCTGTTCCTCCAGCAGGTTGTCCAACATTAGCTCCAGAAACATCCACTGCTCCTCTGTCAGTTTCGACAGCTCCTTCGGCAGGTATTTCGAGTCGCTGTTCATCAGGTGTTGAAACGCCAGCTCTATCTGCTGCTGGTTCAATTGGAGTGGATTTGACAGGTTCATTTTGTACCTCCGGTTCAATTGGTGGTAACGCAGCTAATAACTCGTTAACTTTGTCTTCTTTGACTTTATCTTGATTAGCTATGATTGTTTGTTCAAATAACGTACGACCTTCAGGCGTAGTTATGTCTAGGCCATCTAGCGCTTTGTAAGCGTTCGTGTTAGTTCGTAAACCTAGTGAATTTATTGTAGCTCTGTCTAACTTAGTTACTGGAGTTGTAGCTTCTTCGGCTACGATTGGAGCAGGTTGAGCTACAGCCGCCTCTGCTGCTTCTGGAAGTTCTTGATCTCTTAAGGCTGCTGCCTTACCACGGATTTGTTCTTTAATGCGTTTTATATACGCATCACGAGTCTCTTGCATTTGCTCGTCTGTTAGACCTGCTGTGCCAGGAAGCGCTATATCTTGTTCAGCAGCGGCTAAGGCACGGGCGGCTTTATTTTCGCGTAGTTGACCTACTGTACCGACTGTGGCGCCTAGACCTGCTCCAGCTAAGCCCTCTAATGCGCCTTGACCTATTACACCACGCATTGTAGGTACGTCAAAACCTTCACGTTGTAACGCTAAGTTCTGTGCTAACTGCTCTTGCCCACCTTGTAAGACTTCAGGAATTGATTCTTTTACTGTAGATAAACCTGCTTCTTTTAGTACGCTCTTACTTCCTGCACCACTGATAATCTTTTTAACAGCGCCTGGGACAAGTGCACTCTCGATACCTACTGTACCAGCAACACCGCCTAAAGCAGCACCTGCTAATATTTGGTCTAGGTTCTCACCACCATATGCTTGTGCTAGTTGTGCACGTGCTTCAACCTGTTTCTCAGGCATTTCAGTTTT